GGCGCACACTTCTTTCTTTTTGCCTTCATCCATCAAAGATCGGAACATTCTTTTCAACTCAGGTAACGAAGGCACAGTGCCATGACGCTCAACTAGTGCCATCACTGCACGCCCCTGTTTGACATCAACTGCGAGCAGCAGAGCATCTTCTTTCCATAAGTTTTTCATGCCGTTCTTCGGAACAGGCACAGTAGGAAACATGGCGCAAATCCTGTCAATCATCGCTTCAATCTGTGTTGGGGTCACACAAACTCCTCCTTCAAGGGTTTGAATATACCCAGAGAAACAGGGATTGCTACAAAGCGTTCACCTGAACTGTAAACCGTATTCTTTTCAACGATTGGTGCGGCACAGAAATCTATACCAGATACCAACACGGCGTGCGTGCGTTCATTGTTTACCATCACAAACCAAGTAAACAAATCTGGTTGCGCAAACTTCTGCTTACGGGCAGAGAAATGAATTGTGTCAAACGGAAACTGCTCACCTTTCCAGTTATGTTTGACCTCTACTTCAAACTCGTAACTGTTGCCTTGCCGCACCGCTTGAACATCAATACCGAACTGATCTGGATTCACCCACGCCATAAAGCCACGAGATTCCAGCCACTCAATCACCTGATGTTTAGCGTTGTCGTCATCCTCATAATGTTTCTGATCAAACACTTTGCTCATAGCAGCGCACACAATTCTGCGAACTCATCCAATGTCATCAACACGATCCCATCAGAAGTACCATCAGGCATCGCAATCATGGCGAACGGTCTGATATCGCCTAACGCTTTCGCTTCATCTGATTGTGCTTTGGCTTGATGGAAGCGTGTAGCAATCGGACTGACTTGTGCGCCAGCCTTCACCTCAACACGGAACATACCTCCCCAATGTTCTTCGTGGCGTGTTCCTGCGTTACCTGTAGCCGCTAAACCTAACTTGCGTCTAGCAATACGGGCTTTGTTGTCGCCTTTAGTTCGGTTTCGTTTACCTCTAGCAGCAGGATCGTTGCAGCCTTTGATGCGCCGTAAACCGTCACGGGCTGGTTTCAACAGCAACCCGAACTTCGGGCAACCATCAGCGTTGCACTTATCTTGATTGCCTTGACATTCACCTTTACGCTCATCCATCAACGGACTCCAAAGCAAACCAGTCAAGCCACACTTCAGACGGATGCAAACCCAACTTCACCGCATACCGATCCGCAGCCCACTGCGAAATCATAATGTCATTCTGACACCACTTATACACAGTGGAACGCTCTGTATCTAACGCCTGCGCCATCGTCACAATGCTTGTGTTCGTACCAAACTTCTTAACAAGTTCTTTCGCAGGGAAATTGCGCCCACCATATTTCCTAGCCATCATTCCTCTTTTGAAGTTCACGAATATTCTTGAACAAGGTTTCAATCTGCTGATCCAGTTCATCTATTTCTGTTTGCAGGCGTGCCAAAAGAAAATCAAGTGCGCTGTTAGCAACATCTGTTCTCTCTAACTTTATTTCTTTACTCATCATCCTCAACTCCTCTATCTCCGCACACAGGCGGCTCAGGGATCGGCTTCTTACATACGCAACGGTATGACCGAACGCCAACCACAATCATTGTTTCTTCCTTTTCTTATCACGCAACACACGGCGTTCGGTTGGCGTGTAGCCACCAAAGATTCCCCACCGATCATCATGTTCTTCTAACTTGATAACCAGATTCAAACACTGTGTCTGAACGGTGCAGATTGCGCAAATCGTTTTTGCTACATCCCAACGATCATCAGTCATGGTGTGATGGGGAAAGAACACCGCCATAGGTTGCCCCAAACAGGCGGCATCCTCTCTCCAGTCATACCGCTTCGTCATCAGCGCAGTTCCATCAAATGCTTAATTAACCCTGATGCTTCTTTGCTAGACAGTTCATTCAAAGACTGTTTGCTGTACATCTTGCTGATGATCGGTGTGATATCGCCATCGGCTTTTTCTTTCGCCAACTTACTAATCAAACCTTTCTGCTTATCGCTAACAACACCGCCAGTAGCAGCAGGCTTCGTGATCGGAGTGATGTTTTCAACCACCGTGAAACCAAACACTTCAGCGATCTCCTCTGCTGACGGGTTCAGATCATCTATGTAATCTTTTACCACTTGCGGAGATGGCACACCCTTCGCAGGATGATTCTGCACATACGGTTTCGCTTCAGCAGCACGCTTCGCTTGTGTATCAGCCAAACTTGTGATCGTTGTTTTATCTGACCAGTCCTGTTTAGACCAGAGGCTCAGCGAAATGCCAAACCGCATCGCAGCGTTACGCAAGAAATCGCCAACCAACTCTTTATCCATATCAGGTTTGTCTGAACGAACCGAACCAACACCGAGCAACGATTTACCTAGCAGCGTCAGAGTCGCCCACATAGTTGCAGTACCGTTTTCAATGTTGATTGCTGGTCTGCCATTTTCCCAAGCGACAGGCTGCCAGTTCCATGCTGGATCAATCTCAATCAGAATCCGTGTGATATCGGCGTGCGAAACATACGCAAGGTTGATTCCGTTGCGTGGGATCGTACCGACAATCTTTGGATCAGGTGTTGCATACTGTTCCAAGACAGCACGCAGCAGTTGGGTATTTAGTTCCTCACTCATTTTGTTTCTCCTTTAGGTTTGTGTGTACGCATAACCCTGTATGGGCTTCCTTGCTTCTGGTATTCGTTTATCAACTCTGGATGCTCTGCCTTCAACCGCACAGTGTCCAAAGAACTTTTGCCTGCCTGCTGCTTCCAAGAAACAACCTGCTTGCCATTTAGCAAACCGATTTCGTTGCCTAACAACATTTGCGCAAGCGCATCCTTCGCTTTGGCTTCTAGTTCTGCTGCCTGCTTCGCTAACGCTCGTGCTTCCTCCAACTGCTGCACCCAATCACCAGCCTCCAAACCAAGTTCCACGCTCGTTGGCTCAACACGCCAGATGCGTGCAATGTCATCGGCACTGAAGTTGTTGATCTCATCCAACGGCGGCGTGTTGTTATCAACCCAACCACCGAACACATCGGATTCGGTCAGCAGCGTGTCAATCGCCAACGGGTTATCAGGCAACTCAACACAACTGATGCGTAGGTCACGATCAAGTACCACGAACCAAACGGGAACTTCCAACACCGCTTGCTGCGCCCATCCCTGCCACAACCATTCCGCAGGCAAGTCCGATGACTCGTAGATGCTGTAACGGGTCGTTGTCTTTGCTTCCACCACCACCGAAGGCGACTGCTCGTTATCTACACCGTCAAGGCTGATTGATAAACGCCCATCACGGTAGATCACCTCAGGCGTAATGATGTTCGTGCCAAGTTGCTTTGATGCCCGAGCGATCAGCGCAGGCTCAAGATCGTTGCCCCGATCAAACACGGCGTTGGATGCCTGCTCTACAGGTTCGTTTGTTTTGTCTGCGAACAGGGCTGCACGAGATTTGTATGGTGACACACCCATCAACGCAGGTATGTCGGAAGCCCCAAACACGCACCTGCCTTGCTCGTCTTTCCAGCGTGCCAGCAACCAATCTTTGCTGCCGTGTTTCTGTTTCGGTATTACTTGCATTGCTCTCTCCTCTGTTAGTTGTTTGATTACATCTTGGCGCAGGGGTGTAGCAGGGTTACTTCGCTGCAGCCCTGTCTGCTTTCGGGTCACGCACTTCCCATACGCCACGCCCGATCTTGCGGAACAGATCAACTCGGTCACCGATGAACTTGCGAACCGTAGGCGCACTTAACCCTGATACTTCCATCAGCGCAGGTATCGTTGCCTCCCCGAAAACATTGTTGGCGCACCAGTCCAGAAGGTCACCGTACAGGTCTGCCCTCGTCACGCTGTCGGGTGAGCGATGCGCTGCCGCAAGCATCCTTCCAATCTCGCTGGTCGGTACTTGCTGCCTCACTTGATATGGGATGTGTGCAGCCCAAAGCGGTCTGCCGTATGTTGCGATTGCTTCAGCAACCTGATCTGCAGCGTTCATTACTTTGCTGCCTTCGTGCTGAAGGCTGCCTGCTGACCACAAAGATCGTTGTAAAGTTTCGCAAATCGTTCTGCGGTTTTACGAGTGTCAAATGT